TGGAAAAAAAACAGTGTTAACAAGGACGTATTTTTTCCAACTTGGAAAGAATACGTTCCAACATGAAAAGCTGTTTTCCACAGGTGGTGTTGAAATATGACCTTTGCTGCGTAAACGAAAGGAAGCGATATGCCAAGCAAAGAATACTACCGTAAATTGAAGAAGGAAGCGCACGACCTTTATGTACGTGAAGGAATGACGTGCAAGGAGATTTCCACACGAATAAACGTGTCGGAAAGGTCTGTTTCAAGCTGGATTAATGAGAATGACGCACTTTGGAAAAAAGAGCGTCAGGCATCTGTTATTTCGTCACAAAAACAGGGTGACAACCTGAAACAGATTATCAACATTCTTGCAGACCAAAAACTGGAGCTGCTGCGCATGATTGACGAAGCCATTACCGAAGGTGATAGTGACAAGGTGCTCGAACTACGAAAACAGGCGGCTACGCTTGATAACAGTGTGGCGCAATGGGGAAACCAGCTCAAGGAGGTGGACAAAAAGAACGCTGGCTATTTACATTGATGTCATGAGCCGTATATTCGATGCGATGAAGGTGTACAATGCAGACCTTTATTTTAAAACACTGGACTTTCAGGAGAACCACCTTTACGAAGCCGCAAAAATGTTGGGATAATGAAAGTCGAAGATAGCAAAGCCCTCAAAGAGTATCAGGAGAAGTTAAAACGTGCACGGTGCACAGGCAACCTGATTGATCCGGACGAATCTCTGACAGTTCGGATGAACCGCATACAGCGTGCCAAAAATGACGTCAAATACCTTGTTGAAACTTATCTTCCGCATTATGCGACAGCGGATTGTGCGGACTTTCAGATCGCTCATGCCAATAAGGTGATGAACGATCCGATTTACAAGGGATATGCCGAATGGGGACGCGGACTTGCAAAGTCGGTGTGGAACGATGTGATTATTCCCCTATGGTTATGGATTAACGGTGAGACGCATTATATGTGTATCGTTTCCGATACGTTTGACCGCGCTTGTGACCTGCTGGAAGATTTGCGTGCGGAATTCGAGGCAAACGAACTTTTGAAACACGACTTTGGCGAGCAGTATAATCCGGGATATTGGGAAAAGGGAAACTTTGTAACGATGAACGGCTTTATTTGCAAGGCGTTCGGTGCGAAGCAAAAGGTTCGCGGACTTCGTAAAGGTGCGCACCGTCCGGATTTGTGGGTGATCGACGACTTGGAGACACCGCAGACTATCAAAAATAACCGGATGCAGGATGATTATGCGGACTGGATCGAAGCGGACATACTGGCAACCATGACGGGAAAGCGCAGACGTCTGATAGGTGCTAACAACCGTTTTGCATCCCGGATGGTTCAGACATTGTTAAAACAACGGCATCCTGATTGGGATTGGAACTTGGTGAAGGCTTATGATCCGGTAACGTATGAACCAGCGTGGAAATCGATGTATTCCGCCCAGTTCTATCGTCAACAGGAAAAAGACATGGGTATTCTCGCGGCACACGCGGAGTATAACCATGTCCCGCTTGTCAAAGGTAGAATATTCAAGCCCGAAATGGTGAAGTGGGGAAAACTCCCAGACTTGCACACGATGAATGCGATTGTAGCACATTGGGACATTGCGTATGCCGGGACAGATACAAGTGACTTTAACGCATGTAAGATTTGGGGACGGCACAGGAATGAATTTTGGCTGATTGATGGTTTTGTTAAACAGTCAAAAATGAAACTATGTGTACAGTGGATGTGCATGAAGCAGGCGGAATTTAAGGCGCGGGGCATTATCTGTTTTTGGCAATATGAGAGTCAATTCTGGAATGATGAAGTTAAACGGAACATTGAGGAAGCTGAAGCGGAAACGGGGGTGGAGCTTAATTTGGTTCCAATACAAACTCCCAAAACGATGACCAAGTTGCTTCGTATGCTTTCCATGCACCCGTATTATCAGAACGGTCGTATGTATGTCAATGAACTGCTAAAGTCAAACCCTGACATTGCTGTCGGCTTAAAGCAATTGTATGCGGTTGAACCGGGTATGACAGAACATGACGACAGTCCGGATGCCGATGAACAGGCGGTGAAGAAACTTGAAATATACACTGATCCCCCACAATCAGAGGATGAACCCGCGTCACGACCGTGGAAAGCGGGAAGATATAAACGTAAATACACTTGGTAACTATGAAGTACATCAACATGGATGATCTGACAACCATCATACAGAATCGGTTGCTGATCGAAAGTATAGAGAAAGAAGAAGAGATACTGGCAGGGATTGAAGACCTTGTCATAAGTGAAGTGTGCGCCTATATCGGTGGTCGTTACGACGTGGGGAAAATATTTGGTGATCCTCCGATCCGGACAGGGTTGTTGGTACGTGTGGTCGCATGTATCACA